CCTTCAGAACTTTAGTGTTGCTACTCAAGAGACAAATCCAACAGGTTTATCCTTCAAGCCTGACGGCACTAAGATGTATGTTCTTGGGCTTGCTGGAGATTACGTTAACGAGTACGATTTAAGCACCGCTTGGGATGTTTCTACAGCTTCATACCTTCAGAACTTTAGTATTGCTACTCAAGAGTCAAATCCACAAGACCTTTTCTTCAAACCTGATGGGTTAAAGATGTACGTTACTGGCAGTGCTGGAGACGATGTAAACGAATACACTTTAAGCACAGCTTGGGATATTTCTTCTGCCTCCTACAATCAAAACTTTAGTGTTGCTACTGAAGAAATAACCCCAACAGGTGTGTTCTTCGGTGACAACGGCACCAAGATGTATATTACTGGTCAAAGTGGTGCCGCCGTATGGCAGTACTCCACAGGCACCTTTGGTCCCGCCACATTCACCTACCCTACCTCAGTAGACTGGCCTTCAGGTACAGCCCCTGACGCCCCCGCTGTTGGTGAGGTGGATACCCTAGAGTTTCTCACCATTGACGGTGGTGTCACCTATTACGGTCGCCTCACTGGCAACGCCTATAGTTAAGGACACTCTAAATGCACGTTAAACTTACAAACGGCCAGCCCGATCAATTCCCTTACAGTGTTGGGCAATTCCGCCGTGACAATCCGCAGACCTCTTTCCCAAAGGTCATCCCTGACACGATCCTTCGTCGCCACGGGGTGTTCCCTGTAGAGGAACTTGGCAAGCCTGCATACGATTCACTGGTGCAGACGCTCAATCGTGATGCCATGCCTAACAAAGAAGTCATCCGCCTCAAGACAGAGGAAGATGCAACCGATCCTACCACAGGTGAGGTTGACCAAGCCCAAGTCGGAAAGCCTATCTATGGCAACAAGTGGCTTGTAGGCTACACGGTCGAGAACAAGCCGCAGGATCAGGCTGAGAGTGCTATCCGCAATAAGCGGGACCAATTGTTAGCTGAAACAGATTGGATGGCATTGTCTGACGTGACTATGTCAACAGAAATGCAATCGTATCGACAGGCACTTCGTGATATAACAAGTCAAGCTGGCTTTCCATACAGCGTAACGTGGCCCACTAAACCGTAGGAGTAACCGATGCTTGGCTTTTCCCCATTAGCTGCTGCCCCACTTGCAGATGATGGGGCCATTGGTGTTGCATACTCTATAGTTGCAGCCAATGGTAGCCTTGCATTTACGGGCCAAGACGCTACATTAAACTCTGTACGTATTGTAGATGTAGATCACGGTAGCTTTACTCTTACTGGTGTAACCCTAACTAACCTGTCTGTACAAGATAACTTCTTGGCTAACACAGGTGTCTTTACTACTACAGGACAAAACGTAGAGTTTACTGAGAGTAAGTCTCTAGCCGTAGATGCAGGTACGTTTAGCCTCACGGGCCAAGACACAGCACTTAACATTAGTACAGTAGAGCAAGTTACTACTGGTAGCTTTACACTTACGGGTCAAGATGCAGAGTTTACTGAGAGTAAATCCCTATCCGTAGATGTAGGTACATTTAGCCTCACGGTTCAAGACACAGCACTTAACATTAGTACAGTAGAGCAAGTTACTACTGGTAGCTTTACACTTACTGGCCAAGATTCTACACTAAACTCTGTACGTAGTGTAGATGTAACTCACAATAGCTTTACTCTTACAGGCCAAGATTCTATACTAAGCTCTGTACGTAGTGTAGATGTAGATCACGGTAGCTTTACTCTTACTGGCCAAGATTCTACACTAAACTCTGTACGTAGTGTAGATGTAGATCACGGTAGCTTTACTCTTACTGGCATTACTCTAACTAACCTGTCTGTACAAGATAACTTCTTGGCTAACACAGGTGTCTTTACTACTACAGGACAAAACGTAGAGTTTACTGAGAGTAAATCCCTATCCGTAGATGTAGGTACATTTACTACTACAGGTCAAGACTCTGTATTAAATGTTGATATAGTAGAACAAGTTACTACTGGTAGCTTTACTCTTACGGGTCAAGACACAGCACTTAACATTAATAGTGTTCTGTCTGCAGATGCAGGCACATTTACTGCTACAACACAGGCTGCAGATAATCTTATCAGAGGTCAAATACTTACAGCCAATACTGGTTTGTTTAGCCTTACAGGTCAAGACAGTGTAAGTAGCATAGAATACCCTGTCGATTTAAGTACACTTGCACTAGTTGGACAGGCTTCTGTATTTAGTATTACATTCCCTGCAGGTGTAGGTTCCTTTACTTCTACACTACAAGATGCTACACCTAATTCTGTACGTAGTGTTGATGTAACTTCTGGTAGCTTTACCTTAGCTGGACAAGACGCTAGTGTATCTGCACAACTTAATGTAGTAGCAGACGCAGGTACATTTACTTTCACAGGTAAGACTGCAAATGTTAATATACAGCTAAACGTAACAGCAGATCAGGGTAGCTTTACAAGCACAGGTCAGGACGTTGATCTAGTACGAGCTATCGGTGCAGCCACAGGAAGCTTTACACTTACAGGTCAAGATACAGACTTTACTAAGTCAATTAACTTGTATCCAGAAGCTGGTGTATTTACACTAGAGGGTCAAGAGATTGACAGAGGAATATCTGAGGCAGCGCAGGTTGGCTCCTTTGTTCTAACAGGTCAAGCTGCTACACTAGAGTATCTACCCGGTATTATACCTGATGCCGTTACTTTCAGTACTACTGGACAAGTTGCTGTATTTAATATTAACAATACTGCAGGTAATGGTACATATACTTACAGTGGTCAAGACATAGGTATAGGTACAGCTACACCTATCACAATAGATGGCTTGACAGCAAATACAAATAACGTTACAATAAGTGAGAACGTTAATAACTACAATGCTGAAGACTACTCTACGGGTAGAGTATTTTACCTAAGAGTACAAGACAACAGAGATAAAGTATACGTAACTACAACAAACAACACTGTATATATTATACCTGAAAATAATAACAACACAGTTCATATACAACCTGAATCACGCACAGTGACTATAGCACCTCAAGACAACAGAACATCTGTTTATATAGCAGCGTAAGGAATACTTATGTCATACAAATGGCCCGACAAAGACAAAGATGAAGTAGTGGATTACAGTGTAGACTGGTCACGCTTCTTAGGTACAGACACTATCTCTGCTGCTATTTGGTTTATATATGATTCAGATGGTACTAAAGAAGAGGTATCCGATGCTGAGACGGTGAATGGATTACAGTTTGTTCAGGGTACTATTTCTAATCAAGTATCTACAGCAAGGTTTGGGTTAGGTACAAATAACACCCGTTACACTATTGGCTGTAAGATTACAACTGCTGATGGTCTTACGTATGAACGTTCTATCTTCCTACGTATTAAGGAGAAGTAAGACATGGCATATGATTATATCAGCCTAGTAAATGACATTAACCGTAGACTTAATGAAGTAGAACTTACTAGCTCTAACTTTATTACCGCCACAGGTTATTATAGCTTTGCTAAGGATGCAGTAAATGCTTCTATCCGTCACATTAATCAAGAAGAATTTGAGTGGCCTTGGAATCATGTAGAGGAAACTGAGGTGCTTGTAGCTGGTGAAGTTCGCTACAGTATGCCATACGATGCTAAGACTGTTAATATGAATACGTTTCGTATTAAGCGTAACGCAGACTTAAACGTTGAAACTGTCAAGTTAAAGATATTGTCATATGAAGAATACCTTGACAAATATGCAGATTCAGAGTATAACTCTAGTACGAACAATAGATCTACACCCACTCACGTAGTACGTACACCCAGCCGTGAACTTATCTTTTACCCTAATCCAGACAAAGCATACGAAGTAGTGTATGAATACTACGCTTTAGGCTATGACTTAGAAAGTGCTACAGACGTACCTAACTTACCTGAGCAGTATCGTTATGTTATTATAGATGGTGCTATGTACTACGTATATCAGTTCCGTGGTGACATGCAGGCAGCACAATTAGCACTACAAAAGTTTGAGCAAGGCATTAAACAATTACGTAGTTTACACATTAATCGCACTGAATACCTGCGAGACACGAGAGTATATTACTAATGGCTACACAGTGGCAGACATTCCCTATTGAGTTTAGAGGTGGTCTCATCTCTAACCTTAGCCCTTTACAACAGGGTAGTAATGCTGTGGGTTCTGCTACTATCTTGCAGAACTTTGAGTCTAGCAAAGAGGGTGGCTACTCTAAGATCAAAGGCTTTGAGAAGTTCAGCACTACAGCTGTACCTGGGTCTGGCCCTATACTAGCACTGAAAGTGATAAGCTCGGGGCGTATTGTTGTAGCTAGACAGAATGCTTCTAACGTAACAGAGTACTACTACGGTACAGGTACTACGTGGACATCCCTGCTGGATGTAGATGGTATTACCACCTCCGGCATTAGACCTTTGCTTGGTGGTAAGGCTAAGCATGTTCTATATAACCTAAACGGTAGTGATAAAGTTATCTTTGTAGATAGTAATAACTACCCTGCTACGTACAACACATCAGGAAATACTTTCACACCTATTACAGGCAGCACAGACGTATTAGGTGCAGAGAATGTAGCAGTGTTTAAGGATACAGCATTCTACGCCAAGGGTAACAACCTATACTTTACTGCACCCTTTACTGTAGATGACTTTAGTGCAGCCAATGGCGCTGGATCTATTAACGTAGCTAATGAGATAACAGGTCTAGCTGTCTTCCGTGACCAGCTTATAGTCTTTACTACTGATAGCATTAAACGCATAACAGGTAACACCGCAGCAGACTTTCAGGTAGCACCTATTACAGACCGTATTGGCTGTGTTAATGGTGACACTATTCAGGAAGTTGGTGGTGACATTATGTACCTTGCTCCTGATGGTATCCGCTTGCTGAGTGCTACGGATCGTATTGGTGACTTTGGTTTGGATATTGCTTCTGATCCTATAGCTAAGGATGCTACCACGTTCCTTGGCAGTACGCCTAACTTCTGTTCTGTACTTATGAGAGAGAAAGCTCAGTATCGTATCTTTGCTTATATTGAGTCAGAACAACATGAAGCAGCTAAAGGCTTAATCGCTACTAAGTTTGTGTCACAGGGTGCATCTGGTATTAGCTGGTCTACTACGTATGGTATAAAAGCTTTTGTAGCAGACAGTAAATACTCAGGTACAGCTGAGACTGTTGCCTTCGCTAACACAGACGGTTATGTGTACGAGTTAGACACAGGATCAGGCTTTGATGGGCTACCTATTGAGGCTATCTACGAGTCACCCTATATGCCTCTGTCTGATCCTCAGGTGCGTAAGTCATTCTACAAGATGACACTATATGCAGAACCTACTGGCAGTATGTCTCTGGATCTTAATGTTAAGTATGACTTTGGTTCATCTACAAACACAGGTGTTATACAACCCGCTACACAGAGCGTAGAAAGTACGGGTACATCTGTATTCATATTTGGGGAATCTAGTTCTAACTTTGCACAAGCAGACTCTAATGATGCAACACAGGTAGATACATCTTGGCCTCTTTACGATTCTACTAAATCCTATGCTACATACGGCGGTGAGTTAGACAAGATCTACAACACAAATATTATTGGCTCAGGTAAGACTATAGCCCTTCGTATTGAAGACAATTCCACAAACCCTACATTCACTCTAGACACAGCCCTGCTAGAGTTTAGACAGAACGATAGACAGTAAGGACTAAAACATGGCAGGTTATACACGTCAGGATACAGCAAACAACATTGCTAACGGTAACGTTATTGATGCTGATGACTTTGATAATGAGTACAATGCCATTGAGGCAGGGTTTAACGCATCTACTGGTCACAAACATGACGGTACTGCAGGTGAAGGTGCGCCCATCACTAAGGTAGGCCCAAGCCAAGACCTTGTGGTGTCAGGTACTGCTCTTACGCCTAAGACTACTAACACTCTGGACTTAGGTACAGCCTCTGTACAATATAAGAATGCTTGGTTTGATGGTACTGTAGACACAGATGCCTTAACTGTATCAGCTAATGCTACAGTAGGTGGTACTCTTGGTGTTACAGGTATTATAACAGCTACAGGCGGTGTTACTGGTAATGTAACAGGTAATGTAACAGGTACAGTATCTGACGTATCTAACCATGACACAGATGACATCAGTGAAGGCTCAACTAACCAGTACTTTACTACTGCTCGTGCTAGATCTTCTGTGTCAGCTACGGGTAGCCTTAACTACAACTCAGGTACAGGCGTTATTAGTTTTACACAAGGTAATACAGACACTGTAGCAGAAGGCACAACTAACCTATACTACACAGATGCACGTGCTAAGGCTGCTATTAGTGTCACTGACGCTGGTGGTGACGGTAGCTTAACTTACTCTGCTGGTGCTATTACATACACTGGCCCTAGTGCAGCTGAAACACGTGCTCACTTTAGTGGTGGTACAGGCGTAAGCATTACAAATGGTGTTGTAGCTATAGGTCAGGCTGTAGGTACTACATCTAATGTTACGTTTAACGACACTGTAGTTAATGGCAACCTAACCGTAAACGGGACTACTACCACCGTAAACACTGAGACACTCAACCTTGCAGATAACCAGATTGTTCTCAACTCTAATGAGACAGGCACACCCACACAGAATGGTGGCATTGAGATTGAGCGTGGTACAGCTGCTAACAAAACACTTGTATGGAACGAAGCAGACGATAAGTGGACGGTAGGCAGTGAGACATTTGTAGCAGGTACTTTTGAGGGTGCTTTATCAGGCACTTTAGCCACACCAAGAACGATTGCATTATCTGGAGATGTTTCAGGATCTGCCTCGTTTGATGGTGGTAGCAATGTTACTATCTCTGCGACAGTTGCTGATGATAGTCACAACCACGTTATTAGCAACATTGACGGCTTACAAACAGAGATCGACACTAAAGCAGAACTAGCAGGATCAGGCTCTCAGGCTTTCTCTGCTTCTACTCTTAATGCTACTACTGTAGATCTTGGTGATTGGACGGTCACACAGAGCGGCACAGATTTAAAGTTTGCATACAATGGCATTAACCGAATGAAGTTAGATTCCAGTGGAAACCTAACAGTTGAAGGCAACATCACAGCTTATGGATCTGCGTAATGGCTTTACAATCGTCAGGATTAATTACTTTAGCTCAGATACAGGCTGAGTTTGGGGGTGCTAATCCCATAAGCCTGTCTGAGTATTATCGTGGTGGTGCCTACACTACGACTAACAATACAGGTGTTCCTACAAGCGGTTCTATCTCTCTTAGTAATTTCTACGGCACAGTAGCTCAGTTCTCTTATACGTTCAGCTCTAGTACACAAGAAGTAAACCTTTATTCTACCCTTACTTCTGCAGGCTGGAATGGGTCAGATCTTGTACTTGTCACGATTAATAGTGGAGTTTACCTCTGGTCTAACAACACATCTACAGCTGGTCTAACCATAAGTGGCAGCTTTCCTAATGGCCTAAATATCTTCAATAGCGGTAGAATAATAGGTCGAGGTGGCAACGGGTCCAGTAGCACTTCCGCTGGGGGTAATGGTGGGCCAGCAATATCCGTATCATCCTCAGGTGTAGCTATCACTAACAACTCCGGTGCCTACATAGCAGGTGGAGGTGGCGGTGGCGGCACTGCTGGGGGTTATCGCCAATCATACTCAGGCGGCGGCGGTGGAGCTGGTGGCGGTGTAGGTGGTAATAGCCGTGCAGCAGATGGAGGTCTTATCGGTATTGGCGGCGCAGGCGGTGCGATTGGTGCATCTGGTAGCGCTGGCACTTCCAATGGCGGCGGTGCCGCTGGTGGCGGTGGCGGATCAGGTGGCGGCGGTGGCGCTGGACAAGACTTTGGTTCAGGCACAAACGAGGTCAGAGGCGGTCCAGGTGGCGGCGGTGGTCGCATCTTGCCGGGTACTGGCGGTTCTGGCTCTAACGGCGGCTATGGCTGTCTAGGTGGCGCTGGCGGTTCTTCTAGCGGCACTGGTGTAGCTGGCACCGCTCCTTATGCTGGATCAGGTGGCGGCGGTGGCGGCGGCGGGGGCTGGGGCGCTAGTGGTGGCCGTGGTAACGGTCTGAGCCATTTGTGGGAAAGCGTAGGCGGTGCAGGTGGTGCAGCAATTACCGGAACAGCAATCAGCTTGACCAATAACGGCACTATATACGGTAGCACGTAATGACACAGATAAACTTGACACCAGAAGAGCTAGAAGCAATGCTAGACAGGGCTGCAAGACGTGGAGCTAAGCAGGCTCTGTCAGCTATAGGCTTGCATGATACTAATGCAGCCAAAGACATCAACGAAATGCGAGACCTATTAGAGGTATGGCGTGATACACGTAAAGGTATCTGGACTACATTTGTAAAGGTAACAACAATCGCAATTATAACATTCATAGCTGGTGCAGTATGGATGCAGTTAGGGAATAAGTAATTATGGCTAAGAAGTTTGCAGGGTTCACACCAGAACAGATGGGTAAGATTATACCTGAAATGCAGGGTATGCAGGCTGATGAACAAGCTGCTTACTTAGCGTCACAGCCTGGTGCTGCTGCTCGTGTCGGTAAGATGGCAGAGGTAGCGCAGAAGCGTATTGGTATGGCTTACGGTGGCATGGCTACTAAGAAGGGTTATGCAGTAGGTGGTTTTACCCCAGCACTGCAGGACTTGGATGTAGCTAAGTCTCAAGTAGTGACATCAAACAAAGCTCTGCAGGATGCCCTTGCTGCACAAAAAGCTAATCCTCAAGATAAAGCTCTAGTAGATGCTGTAAATCAAGCACAGACTGCGTTAAACGCTTCTGGTTCCCAGCTAACTCAAGCACAGAATATATATAAAAATGTAGGTGTGCCCAGCGCTACAGAGATTAAAGGTGCTGCTGCTACAGCTCCTAGCAGGATTGTAACTAAAGCAGATACAGCTACAGTGTCAGCCACGGATAAGGCTGCGGGTGAGATTGACCCTACTACAGGTCAACTTACTGGTGATGCAGCTACTGCAGCCTTAACTAAGGCAGGCATTGCTCCTGAGGTTACAGCACCAGTAGCAAAAGAGGCTGCTGTGTATGAGCCTGTAGAAGCTACTGCAGGTGTCGGCGTTGTAATGGATCGTCTTACTGCAGCAACAGGTAAACCTAGTGAAGAAGCTCTTGCTGAAGCTGCTCAGATGTCACCAGAAGATTTAGCCTCTTTAGGTCTATCTGTAGAGCAGATCCAAAAAGCTCGTACAGTTATTGCTCCTGACGCACGTGTCGTACAAGAAGGTGAGATGATTGAAGGCTCTACTGTTGACATGGAACGTGTCAAGAAAGAGACTAACTTTGAAGCTGCTACAGGCGCTCCTTCTACAGATGCTACAGTACAGGGTCAGCTTACTGGCTTGATGGAGCAGTTTGAGGGTAGTGAGCCTCCTGCATGGGCAGCTGGTGCTATGCGTAATGCTGCTGCACAGATGGCTGCACGTGGGTTGTCTGCTTCCTCTATGGCTGGTCAAGCTATGATACAGTCAGCTATGGAGAGTGCGCTTCCTATTGCACAGATTGACTCTGCTACCTTTGCTAAGTTTGAAGCCCAGAACCTGAGCAATAAGCAACAGGCTGCTATGTTTGCTGCAGAGAAACGTGCTGAGTTTCTTGGGTTAGAGTTTAACCAAGAGTTTCAAACTCGTGTATCTAACGCTGCTAAGATCTCAGACATTGCCAACATGAACTTTACTGCAGACCAACAGATTGCACTAGAGAATGCTCGTATGGCACAGACTGTAGACCTTACTAACTTAAATGCTACTAATGCTAAGATTATGGCTGATGCAGCTGCTCTTAATAACGTAGACATCACTAACCTAAACAATCGCCAGTCCTCTGCAGTACAAAACGCTCAAGCATTTCTACAGATGGACATGACTAACCTAGCTAACGAGCAGCAGACATCTGTATTCAAGGCACAACAGCTTGCTAATACATTGCTATCAGATACAGCAGCAGCCAACGCATCTAAGCAGTTTAACGCTACAAGTCAGAACCAGACAGACCAGTTCTTCTCTAGTCTTGCTGCTAACGTTGCTCTGCATAACAATGAGCAGATCAATAACATGAACCGCTTTAATGCTGGTGAGGCTAACTCTATTGACCAGTTCAATGCTACTGCCAGAGAAGCACGTAACCAGTTCAACTCTACAAACGCTTTAGTTATTGCACAGGCTAACGCTGCATGGTCTCAGTCTATCACTACTGCAGCCACTGCAGCACAGAACCAGAATAACCGTGATGCAGCTATGTCATCTAACGAGTTCACTATGGCAGCATACAATGCTATTGTACAGGAAGAGCGTGACTTAGTTAGCTTCGTATTTAATGCAGCACAGAAACAACTGGATCGTGATGCAAGTATTACACTTCAGTCTATGCAGAATGAATCCCAGAGACTTAGTGACCAAGCTAACATTGATGTAGCTGGCGGTACAGGTTTTGGTCAGATTGTCGGTGCTCTAGGCCCAACCATTCTTAAAGGTGTGTTTGGTGGCAACTGGAGCTGATAAAAGCATACTATTTTATAACAGCAGGAATAACACTAATGACAAGTTTAACAGGCGGGAATGCCGCAGACAACGACATCAGAAAACTCATGGAGCAGATCATAGCTGAGCGTGATGCTAAGTTTGCACCTAAAAAAGAGGGTGGTGAGGCGGCACCTACGGGCGGTATGTTTGATAAACCTGAAGTAAAAGCTGACGAGGGTGACGTAATAACAGACCTGCTGGGTTACCTTGAGCAGAAGCGTACAGAAGTATTGGACTCGTATCAGTCTAAGGTTATGCGTAGGTCATCTAAGCCCTTACCTAAACCTGAAGATATAGACGTGTCTAGCTTTCTGTCAGAAGCAGGTTTGTCCTCACAGCCTGAACCGCTGACTTTTACCAGTGATACGGCTCCTGCGTTAGGTGAGCCAGAGCTTGAGCAGGTAGCTGATACCTCTATTATTGAGCCTTCTAAAAAACCTGCAAAGACTACGTTATCTGAAGGGTTGCTCTCACGTGAAGACAAACCCGTAGAAGAATTAACAGATGATGAAAAGTTTTTACGAACAGGTAAGCTGCCTAAGGAAGGTCTTATGAGTCCTCCAGCTACAGATGATGATATGGGTCTTGCCAGTGAAAGTGGTTATGCTTTTATGGCTCCTAATTCCTTATTTAGGACTGCTTTAAAAGAGAAAGAAGCAGGTAGTTACTCTACTCTATTTGCTAATGCAGAAACCACAAACACACCGTGGAAAGGTACAGATATCACTAACATGAAAATGTCTGACGTTTTAGATCTAGTTAAAGCAAATGGCGAGTTTCATAAGCACAACAAAAATAAGCATAATGAAAACACTACCGCTATAGGTAAATACCAGTTTATAGGATCTACCTTAAGAGACTTAAAAAAGAGGGGTGTATTTGATAAGCTAGGCATTACAGATGACACTCTTTTTGACGCAGCTACTCAAGATTCATTAGCAGCATACCAAGCAATACACAGGCTTAAGGATAGAGCTAAAGGTACATTAAGTTCTGCTAGAACAGAAATGCGCAATGAATGGGAGGGCTTCAAAAAGCTTTCTAACTCTGATCTGAATAACATCATCACAGAGATTGGCTCTGAGATAGGCGTTGAGTTTTCTGACCGTACAGACCCTATAAGAACATCTAGACCTAAGGCTCGTGATTAATGTTTGGCTTACCCCTAGAACTTATCACAATGCTGTTCTCTACCGTGTTAGGTGGAGTTA